ACTATCCAACTAGCACAGTTACAGCAGTTGGACCAAATAACATTGATGTAAGCGGTACACTAGTAACAGCGGCCGCAACACTAGTAGCAACATAAGATGCGTGATTTACTGGAAAAACTAGATAATATTAGCTCAGTAGTTAACGAAAGTGCAAGTGTTAGCATTAATATGAATGCAGAAACTTGTGATGACGTTGGTGAATTAATGAGACTAATGACAAACGCAGGACTATCTCCTAGCATAGTTCAAACAGCAAAAACAGATGATCCAGAAATTCCAGGTAAAGACGATATAGAAGGCGACAAAGATCTAAAAGCAGGCGTACTAGGTGGTGTAGGTGGCGCAATAGGTGGACACTTATTAGGTGCACCTTTAGGACCTATAGGTAGTATGGCTGGCGGAATGCTTGGCGGTGCAGTAGGTAATGCGATAACTGGCGACGGCTGGGTATAATAAAAACAACATATTTTGTACGACTCAATAGCACCATTAGGTGCTATTTTTTTGGTTAAATAGTAGTATGAGCAAATCACTTGATGGTGTATTAACCAAAAAAGCAAATCAACGCGAAACATTTACCGATGCCCAAATTATAAATTTGAGTAAATGCATGGATCCCAAAGATGGATATGATTATTTCGCACGTCAGTTTGCATTTATTCAACATCCTGTAAAAGGAAAATTATTGTTTGATCCTTACGATTATCAAACAAGATTATTAAACAGCTATCATAATCATAGATTTAATATTAATATGTTGCCTAGGCAGACCGGTAAAACAACAACAGCCGCAATCTACTTACTATGGTATGCAATGTTTCATCCTGATCAAACAATACTAATTGCCGCACACAAGTACACAGGTGCCCAAGAGATTATGCAACGCATTAGATACGGATATGAAATGTGTCCTGATCATATTAGAGCAGGTGTAGTAAACTATAACAAAGGTAGCTTAGAGTTTGAAAACGGTTCACGTATTGTTAGTGCTACAACAACAGGTAATACAGGACGTGGTATGTCGATATCATTACTATACTGTGACGAGTTTGCATTTGTTAGTCCAAGTATTGCAGATGAATTTTGGACATCAATATCGCCTACACTAGCAACAGGTGGTCGTGCTATTATTACAAGTACACCTAATAGTGATGAAGATACCTTTGCAACAATTTGGAAAGAAAGTCAAAACAAATATGATGCACACGGTAATGAACAAGAGATTGGTGTAAACGGATTTCATGGATTTCTAGCTAAATGGGATGAACATCCTGATAGAGATGATGCATGGAGAGAAGCAGAAATAGGTCGTATAGGTGAAGAAAAGTTTAGACGTGAATATGGATGCGAATTCTTAGTATTTGATGAAACATTAATTAATTCAATTAAACTTGCAAATATGGAATCGATTAATCCTACAATGAATATGGGGCAAACACGTTGGTACGTTAAGCCAAGACATGACATGAATTATGCAGTAGCACTTGATCCTAGCATGGGAACAGGTGGAGATTATGCGGCTATACAAGTATACGAGCTTCCTAGCTATAAACAAGTAGCAGAATGGCGTCATAACGAAACACCGATACCAACACAGATTAGAATACTTAGAGACATATGTACATACATACAAGAAAGTTGTAAAACAACTGGTAATAACATATATTGGAGCGTAGAAAATAATAGCATTGGAGAAGCCGCACTAATTGTTATAAATGACTTTGGAGAAGAAAACATTCCAGGGCTATTTGTTAGTGAACCAATGCGTAAAGGACATGTAAGAAAATTTAGGAAAGGTTTTAACACTACACACGGAACGAAGATAACAGCATGTAGTCGATTAAAGACTATGATAGAGAACGATAAACTAGTTGTCTATAGTGGACCATTAATATCAGAACTAAAAAGCTATGTAGCAACAGGTACAAGTTTTAGGGCTAAAGTAGGAGGAACTGATGATTTAGTTAGTGCTACACTACTTGCACTAAGAATGATGGCGGTATTAAAGGATTGGGATCCAAGAATATACGATACCTTTACACAAGCTGAAGGTGAAGAGCCTATTGAACCACCAATGCCTATCTTCGTTAGTAGCGGTTATTGATAAATATTAGTATGAAAAACTTGAACGGTATAGCAGAAGAACTTTTTAACAAGATTAGAGGACGTTATCCTAGAATTACAATAGGTGACGAATCTAGTAAAATTACGAATGATCCACAACAAGCAAGATTTTTTGATTTTGATTTTGCAGAGGGTAAAAAAGTAAATGTTAGTTTAGATGATAATGCGTTAACAATGATATATAGTAATAAGCTATTTGATGATGTTGATGATGCATCAAAGCAAAGATGGTATGATTTTTTAAAAGAAATAAGACAGTTTGCTAAAAAGAGAATGTTAAACTTTGATACAAGAGACATTACTAAAAGCAACTTGGATAAAAGAGATTATGAATATCAAGTTGTCAAAAAACAAGGTACGGAGAACACAATGAGCGAATCAAAGATGTATGGTACTAGTAGAACTAGTTACCAAGATATTGGAAATGCAAAAATGGTTATTAAACATGCAGAACCAATTAACCGAGAACAAGCAGGTGGACGAACACAATCAGTACACAGCATTTATATTGAAAGCGATGCTGGTGAAAGATTTAAATATCCATACAGACACTTAAATGGTGCAAGAGCAATGGCCATGCACGTAAGTGAAGGCGGCAATCAATACGACGACTTTGGTAAACATATTACTGGACTATCAGAAGAATTAAACAAACTGCGTAAATTTAAGACATACATGAGTCGCTCAAATGTAATGGCTGAAGGTTTAGCAGGATACATGGACGTTGTGAATGAAAGACTAGTAACAGTTAGAAAAACAGTTGAGTCTCTACAACGCAAAGCATATTATACAGAAACATTTGCAAACTTCGAACAAACCGTACTTGAAGAAGTTCCAGAAGATATTGCAACAGATTGGACTGCTCAACTTACTATTAAACAATTTAACGAAGAATTAAAAGGTGTATTCCCTTATATCTATAAACTTGTAAGTGAAGCTAACAGAGTTAAAGAATTAGGACCAGAAGATATACTAGGCGAAGGTGGCGGCCGTGATATGGACTGTACTAAATGCGACGGTAAGGGTTCTGACAAAGAAGGTAAAGAATGTAAGACCTGTAACGGTAGTGGCGAAGCAGGACCAGGAGAAGATGATTACGGTGCTGAGTCAATGAAAGAAAATGATGTTGACGAATGTGGATGTGGTGATCCAGCTATGGAATACGAACAATATTTAGATGACATTATTAGTAACTCAAATCATGAAAGGGATCCCATGCAAGAATACGCACAAGCATTTGAAGATTTTAAAATGGCGGCGGCATCAGCGGCAAAAGCTGGAGCAACAGAATTTGAATACCCAGCTAACTCAGGTAAGATGCACAAAACTACAATGAGTAAACAAACAGCATCAAAACTTATGAGTAGCATGGATATGCCAATGGGCGAAGACGAACAATTAGATGAGAATCCGTTAAGTTGGATTATGCGAGGCGTATCAAAAGTTATTCCAATGCTAAAACCAGGTGCTAAACAAGGACTTGATGCTATTGCTGGTGCGGCTGGTAAAGCGGCTAAAGGTGCTCCAGGAGCACTTAAAAAAGGCGCAGAAGTAGTTGGTAAGGGAGCTTGGAATAATAAAGGCAAACTAGCAATCGGCGGCGGTGCGGCATATGGTGTCAATAAAGTCGGTGATGGAGTTGAAGCTGTTAAACAATATGCTGATCAGTTAGCAGACAAAATTCCTACAGTAGATGATATTAAGACTATGATGCCTTCAATTCCAAATGCTGGAGAAATTGCTAAACTTGCTGGACAGTATGCGTTACCAGCGGCGGCAGTACTTGCAGTATTGTACGGCGGATACAAGGTAATTGGTGCAATCTTTGGAAGTGATGAAAAAGAAGGTGCTGATGATAATACAGCTGATGTATCTCCACAAGGACAGGGCGACGAACTAAAAGATAAGAACGATACACCATTGGACGAGTTCATTAAGAGTTATTACGATTATACCACAAATGCGTTCCCCAAAGGTGAAACAGCGGTAATTACTGCTGTGCAAAAGAAGTATGGTGATGAAGCAATCACCAATGCTACCAGTGTAATAAAAGAATTATTATCTGGACAAGACGAAGAAATGGCTAGAATCCAGCATCTTGCAGGATTAAGATAGAAATTTCTTCCAAAAAGTCAAAAAAAGACTTGACTTTATAAACAAACCCGTGTATTATATAAACTGTAATGCACACTTAGGCACTACATAACTAGCTATAAGGCAAAAAACATAGGAGGCTTATATTATGGCAACACTAGCAGAAATCCGAGCAAAGCTCAAGGAGCAAGAAGCTAACACTGGCGGCAATCGCTCGTCAGGCGGCGACAACGCAATTTTTCCATTTTGGAACATGCAAGAAGGACAGACTTCAACAGTCCGTTTTCTTCCTGATGGAAATGCAGATAATACTTTCTTTTGGCAAGAACGTTTGATGATCAAACTGCCATTTGCAGGTATTAAGGGCGAGACAGATTCACGTCCTGTACAAGTACAAATTCCTTGCATGGAAATGTACGGCGAAACATGCGACATTCTTAACGAAGTTCGTGCATGGTTCAAAGATCCAAGTTTAGAAGACATGGGTCGTAAATACTGGAAGAAACGTTCATACGTATTTCAAGCTCTTGTAGTTGAGAACGCTCTCAACGAAGACACAACTCCAGAAAATCCAATACGTAGATTTATTATTGGTCCGCAGATTTTTCAAATTGTTAAAGCGGCACTTATGGATCCAGATATGGAAGAATTACCAACAGATTATACTGCTGGTGTAGACTTCCGTCTTACTAAAACTTCAAAAGGTGGATATGCTGACTATAGCACAAGTAATTGGGCACGTAGAGAGCGTCCATTATCAGATGCTGAAATGAAGGCTATCGAAGCACACGGCTTGTTTAACTTAGGTGATTTTATTCCTAAGAAGCCAGGTGATGTTGAAGTTAAGGTTATGAAGGAAATGTTTGAAGCGTCAGTTAATGGCGATGCATATGACAAAGAAGCATATGGTCAATATTTCCGTCCAGCTGGAATGGCGGCACGGACAGGTGATCCAAACAAAGCGGCATCACCTAATGCAACTGCAACTAGCCAGAGTGCTCCAACTCCACCTACAGAACCTGTAGCTGAAACTGCTCCGGCGGCACCAGCGGCTCCAGTAGCACCTGCTCCCCAAGCAGAAGCAACTGCAAGTTCAGGTAAAGCTGAAGACATTTTATCAATGATCAGACAGCGACAAGGTAACTAGTAACATTTGGAAGGAGTCTTAACGGCTCCTTCCTTTAAAGCTAAAGGAGAAACAATGGCTAAATCATTTGATCCGACGAAGTTTCGGACAGCGTTAACTAAATCAATTTCAGGTATGAGTGCAGGATTTAACGATCCTACTGATTGGATTAGTACAGGTAACTATGCACTCAACTATCTTATCTCAGGAGACTTTCATAAAGGTGTTCCATTAGGTAAGGTAACTGTTTTTGCAGGAGAATCTGGTGCAGGTAAAAGTTATATCTGTGCAGGTAACATTGTAAAGGCGGCACAAGAACAAGGTATCTTTGTTGTACTAATTGACAGTGAGAATGCACTTGATGAATCGTGGCTACAAGCACTCGAAGTTGATACTAGTGCAGAAAAATTACTCAAACTTAATATGAGTATGATTGACGATGTAGCAAAGACTATCTCAACATTTATTACAGACTATCGTGCAATGGACGTAGAAGATCGTCCTAAAGTACTATTTGTTATTGACTCGTTGGGTATGTTACTAACACCTACTGACGTTGATCAGTTTAACAAGGGTGATATGAAAGGTGATATGGGTCGTAAGCCTAAGGCATTGACTTCACTTGTTCGTAACACAGTTAATATGATTGGTTCGCTCAACGTAGGCTTAGTATGTACTAATCACACTTATGCATCACAGGACATGTTTGATCCAGATGATAAGATTAGTGGTGGTGCAGGCTTTATCTATGCATCAAGTATTGTAGTTGCAATGAAGAAATTGAAGCTAAAAGAAGATGAAGATGGTAATAAAATTAGTCAAGTTATGGGTATCAGAGCAGGCTGTAAAGTAATGAAAACTCGATATGCAAAACCGTTTGAAGGTGTGCAGGTTAAGATTCCTTATGAAACTGGAATGAATCCTTATAGTGGACTTGTTGATCTTTTTGAGAAAAAAGAAATGCTTGTTAAAGACGGAAACAGGTTACGTTATACTGATCCAGATGGAGTAGAACATAAGGAGTATCGCAAGGTATGGGAAGCCGGTGGCGAAGAGCTTGATAGAATTATGAAAGACTTTTCAGATCCGAAACCCGTAATTGTTCCTGAGGTAAATACCGAGGTTGAAGAAGAACCACAACCAGTAGAATAGGAGACAGTTAATGGAAAGCGATCTTATTGTTGATACATGGAACGTATTTAAAGACAGCATCGATAAAAAACAAACAGAAATTGTTGCTGAAAGTTTTGTAGAATTATGTGCCGATCATGGAGCATCAGACATTGCATTTAGAGATGCATTAGGAAGTTGTGATATATTGGACTCTGCAATTAATTACTACCTTGATATCGATGAAGTTGATGAAGACCAAGACGATTGGGATGAATAATGGGTTGGTATTCTGAAGTTGCAAGAGATGTTACAAAGATTCCAGATGCTATTAAGCATTTCGATTCTGAACTAATTGATGCAAGAAGTGAAGTAAAACTTAAAGGAAATGTTGAACGTGCCGCGGCAGAGATGCCCGGCATTGTTGAACATCGTTTTAATCAACTCCAAGAAATTGAAGCAATCTTAAACTACCTAAACATTGAACTACGCAGGTTGCGTAGTTCTTTTTTCAAAAAATATCTTGAAAATTATCAACGTGCTTTGTCTAGCAGAGATGTCGATAGATATGTTGACGGTGAAGCAGATGTAGTTGACTACGAAAAGATTATAAATGAGTTTGCATTACTTCGTAACAAATGGCTAGGCTTATTAAAAGGCTTAGATCAAAAACAGTGGCAAATTACTAATGTAGTTAAACTGAGGGTTGCGGGTATGGAAGATGCCAACTTATAAGTTTCAAGTACCAGCTAATTCAAAAGAACTAAGAGGACAGTTATTTGGTCATCTATACAGAAAGTATGACTGTATAACCATAGACAGTCCTGAACAAATCGAACAAGATAGATATCTAGCATTTAGTCATCCCTTTGATGACTGGGTGTTTGATGCTATTAGTAAAGATAAGAATTTAAACTTTTTCCATTTAGATAATGGATATATTGGTAATCATAGACACAAGACCCCGTGGTATTATCGTATAAGTTATAACTCGTTACAAAACACAACCGTTCGTCCGGTGCCACATAGTAGGTTAGAATTTATCGAAAACGATGAAAAACTAAGTAGAGAATGGAACACCGACGGAGAATATAATTTATTAGTACTACCAAATGATAGTAATATTTTTAAGTATTTAGGGGAAGATTATGATACTTGGAAACAAAAAACTATATTACATTATAAAAACTTAGACGTACCTTGTGTAGTTAGAGAAAAAATAGGTAAGCGTCGAGAACGTTTCCGTGACATTATTAATCTAATAAGTAATAGTAGAAAGGTGATAGTTTATCATTCTATGACTGCTGTTGAAGCACTATGCATGGGAAAGCCTATTGAAGTACTAGGACAAAGTGCAGTTGAACATTGGCAAAATCAAATTAATTTTGATAGGAATGAAATGCTAGAACATATAGCATGGAGTCAATTTCCTAGGTCCGATTTTGCAAGTGGTCTTGCTTGGGAACTAACATTTGAATATCAAGTAGGCATTAATGAAGCAACCAAATCAGTTTAAAAACGAAGTAATAGATGGCTGGCATACTATTCCAGGCGACATCTGTTTAAAAAGTGCTCAGAAGCAAGGAGCCGGCAACGTTGACAATTACCAAAACTACGAACTAGCAGAAGCAATGAGTCATTGCAGACAATGGCGTAATGCTATTGATGTAGGAGCACACGTAGGTATTGTATCGTATCAATTAGCAAGATCATTCGAACATGTATATTCTTTTGAGATTAACACTAATCTAATTTCTTGTTTAGAACTTAATTTAAAAAACAGAGATATTAAAAATTGTACTGTGTTTCCTTATGGTGCAGGTGCTAAAGACGAATTTGTTGATCTTAAAATAACAAATAAAACTTTTGGAACACATGTAGTTCCTATGAGTGGAGGAACTGGTAAATTTCGAACTAAGCCTTTAGACGAGTTTGGATTTGAGAAAATTGACTTTATTAAGATTGACGCAGAAGGATACGAACCATTTGTTGCGTTAGGTGGCATGGAATTATTAAAACGTGATAAGCCTATTATATTATATGAAAGAAAAGCACACCCTAGGCGTTACGGATATTTTGAAGATAGTTTAGTAGAAATACTAAGACCGATAGGTTACGATATTATAAAAAGAGTAGGCAAAGGTCATAAGAATGCAATAGCAGGAGTTAAGCATGGCGTTTAAATTACCTCAACTTGAAGGAACAATACCAGGCGGCAACGAAGTACAAGATATTATATACTTTGGTTGTGACTACAATTATTTTGATAGACACGGAATTGCCCTTGCAAAAAGTATTAACTATACATTAGGATGGATACATGTACATTGTCATTTAATATTATCCCCTGGACAAGAAAAAATGATTGATACAATGTATGTTCATCCAAATTTTACATACACTTATGAAATAGTTACTGAAGACTTTTATAAAGATATGATTAAAAATAAACATAAAATGCGTGACGGCATGTCTATTTTTAAAACTAATGACCTAGACTTTATTGCTAAAAGAACATACTTAGCTAGTTGTAGATTTATGAGACTACAACAAATATTTAAAAATCCTTACCAATGTATACTACAGTTAGACTGCGATACAATTTTAAAAAATGGTTTCCATCAAAGTCAGTTTAGAGATATTGCAAATCATGTAGGAGTAATGCCTAAGCCAAAAGACCCAGCAACATTTATTGCTAGTGCATTAACACTTGGTACAGGTCCTAGTGGATTACAATTTAGAGAATTGTTTGCTAACAGACTAATAGAAGGATTTAAAAAAGGTGTATACTGGTACATTGATCAAGACGTTCTTAAAAATGTTATCAGAGAATGGGTAGTTGATCTTGAATATTCGTATATTAAAATTCCTTATACATGGAATAGTTGGGGACAAAAAAGACATGATATATTCTCAACAGGCAAGGGTAGTAAGAAAGATGACAGAAGATTTAAGTCAGCACAGTTAAGATGGGTGCCGAGCCATTGGCGTAAACCGTTAGAAGATGATATAAAACGAGAAGCAACAAAGGCAGGTTTACAAGGACATGGATAAAGGTTATATCATATACCTACCTGACTTTCCTGAAAGTGTACAACTAGCAAATAGAGCCCTAAAGACTGGCCTAGCAAATGGTTGGAACGTAGCATTACATGAAGGGGTAAATGGTAGAAATGTTGGATTACTTGACTACACGTTAAAACCAACTAACCATAAAAAAGCAATGCGTCTATTAGATCGCCCTGGCACACAAGGGTGTTTTTTAAGTCAATACTTGTTGTGGCAAAAATGCCACGAAACAAATACTCCTATGTTTATATTTGAACATGATGTTATTTTTAAAAAACCTATGGAGTTCTTTGAAGAGTGTGATGTGTATAAGTTTGAAGGATTTAAAAAAGCAAAACCAATACCAGCAGGTAACTGGTACGAAGGTGCTAGAGCATATCGTATCACACCTACAGGTGCAAAGAAGATATTAGATTGGATACATACTAATGGAGTAATGCCAGCAGACTGGATGCTATGCGACGGTATTGTAGACATGAAATTTGATAAACATGATAAGGTTACATTCAAAACAGGAATGAGCTTTACAAGGGAATTATAATGGAACATTTAAGAAAATATATAGGATTATATATGGTGGCGGCATTGTCAGTGCCATTAATGTTTCCTGATGGAGAAGACAAGTGGATTTGGTACTTTTGTATAGTTGCAGTAATGTGTGTTGCTTCTCCGTTCAATCTAAAGGATAGATTTGTAAATGTATTAGGTAGATTCTTTATGAAGATTCTAGCGCCTTTCCATCGTTGGCAAAAAACTTGGCCTGGTTGGGTTAAGATTGTGTTTGCTGTTATTGTTGTTGTTCTTTTTGAAGAATACTTCTTAAGTCCATTAGGACAAACAATGTATCCTTGGCGTATGGACTTTGGCTGGTAATATGAAAAGAATGATATACCAAGTCGCTGTTGGAGCACAAAGTAAACTGTACTTACATTGTATTGAAAGTGTAAAGCAGTACTGCAACAAGTACGGCATCGAACACATTATACAAAACGAACCAATCTTAAAAATTAGACCAGACATGGCTGTAACAGGACGTAGTAAAGAAGCAGTTGAGCGTCTTGGTTATATGCCTATATACGAAAAAGAAAATGCTTTTACACATTTACACAAATATGATCAAGTTGCTATTATTGACAGTGATATCTATATTCGTCCTACTGCTCCAAATATATTCGAAGACCTAACAAATGAATATGCGTTTGGTGCTGTAGCAGAACGCGAACTGCCTTGTGCTAAAAAATATAAAAGTAAAATTAGAAAATATTCAAAAGCCGCATTTGAAAATTTAACTGATGTAGATTGGAAATGGAATGCACTAGGTGCTGAATTTTATAATATGGGAATGATGGTTATTAATAGTCAACAGTTCCTACCATATCTAAAAGGACAAACAGCAGAACAGTTTATACGCAGACCAGAGTTTAAAGACTTTGTAGATGGTATTGGATATCGCAAATGGTCAACTGATCAAATGTTACTTAACTACTGGGTAAAGAAAGAAAACATTCCTACACTTAATATGGATTGGAGATGGAACGGATTATTTAAAGGTATCGATGACACACAAATACCTAAAGCATATTACATACATTTTTTCTTAAAAGACTTATTACCGCAAAAAGGCGAAAATGTAGATGATCTTATGAGGGTTATAAGTTGAAGCATTTAGTAATGAGAGCCTATAGTACTGTAAAGAAAAACTTCCATTACGGTGCTCCTGGACTAGGAGATAGAATACACAGTATATTATTGTCATACAATTACGGACTAATAGAGAATAGTCCTGTAATGTTGCACCTTACAAAGTATCAATGGAATAGACACAAACCAGAGAGTTGGCCAGAGATAATAAGCCTTTTTCCAAAAGATAGTGTTGCAATTATGCCACACCTTGAGTGTGAGCCTGTAGATAACATAGACTTTGTAACCTATATAAGGTCTCAAGGATACGATGCACATGCACAAATTTATGCAGATTATCCACAAAGATTTGAACCAAAAGAAGGTGTTGACTTAACTAGATACCTTACACACTTTCCACAACTAGAAGCAGAACCTCAGGATATCAAACTTCCTAAAAAGTTTATTACAGTACAATTTGATAGTACATCTAAGAAACGCATGATTAAATCTGCACAACGACAACGAATACTAGATAACTATAAAGACTATGAAGTAGTGGTTGTAGGTGGTGAATCCAATAATGATTTACTTAAAAACAGTTTAAAACATATTGCTTATGCAATGTCAAAGGCACAATACCACGTAGGAGTAGACAGCGGATTTTTACATATGTCACAAGTCTACTTTGCTCCAGAAAATATTCACATATATACATTAAGTCCTAAAGATAGATGGAGCCATCACATGCATAGGGCAAAAGATAATGGAATTAAAATAAATGAAAATAACAATTGAAGTATCCGTTGGGGAACTATACGACAAGATTAGTATCTTACGTATTAAACAAAATAAATTAACTAAGCCTAATCAACTAGTAAATGTTAATAAAGAACTACAGTATTTAGAAAGTAAAGCGTTTAATAACGATCCTACTGTTACTGTACTTGCAGACCAATTATATCTAATTAATTTAGAACTTTGGGATATTGAAAATGCAAAAAGAGAGTGTGAAGCTAAAAAAGAGTTTGGAGAAAAGTTTATTCAACTTGCTAGAGATGTTTATATTAAAAATGATATGAGAGCTAAACTTAAAAAACAAATTAATAAAATTACATTATCAGATGTAATTGAAGAAAAGGATTACACTAGTTACTAATGAAAAAACTTTTTATACACATACCAAAAAATGCAGGCATGACTATACGTGGCAGTAAAGTATTTGAAGATAAATTAATTCCGGTACAACGTAAATGGATTACTAATTTTAAAGACTTTAACCAAACTATGAAAAGTTATGGTGAACGTGATGTTAAAGGTGTGGAACATGCACGTTGGGTAGATGTAAGTCCTGCTATTACATCTCAGTACGAAGCGTTTGCTGTTGTACGCAATCCTTGGAGTAAAGTTGTTAGTAGATATCTGTTTAAAAGAAGCAGTACAACGAAGTAACGT